TGTGCCACCTAATTGATGAATTCCATTTATTGTATTATAAGAAGTTTGTTTCCAGATAGCATTAGGTTCATTATATAAATTTCTTAAAAATTGAATACCAATAACTTCCTGTTCCACTCCATTTGAATCTTTTAATACTTCATTAACAATACAATTAACGTCTATTACAATGTTGTTTTCTATTTTTGCAAAATGAGCCATATATTATCCTGTGTAAGTTCCATTTCCTTTAAATATCATAACTGTATTACTTCCGTTAGTTACAACTGTAGGAGAACCTGTTGTAGTTCCTGAATAGTTAGCAGTTGGAACAGATAAAATAACACAACCTGAGCCTCCTGCAGCACCTGTTCCAGTACCTAATCCATTATTTCCTCCACCACCACCTCCACCAGTATTTGTTCCTCCAGCAGTTGGAGTATTTACTCTACTTGCAGCTCCACCTCCACCTAATCCACCAACACCTACAGTTCCAGCTTGAAAAGTAGCTCCTCCACCACCACCTGCAAAATAAATTAAACCACCACTTACTTGACCAACTGAATTGGTTGTTGCTTGTGCAGATGTAATTAAAGTAGTTGTTAAACCAACTCCACCTGATCCTCCAACACCAGGTGCTGTATTTCCTCCTGCTGCTCCTGCTCCTCCTCCTCCAGCATTAGGATAATCATCATTTCCAGCTACTAAATCACCACCTTTATTACCTTGACCAGCAGTTCCTGCTCCTCCAACTCCTGTAACACCACCAGTATTTCCGAATCCACCACCTGATCCTCCAGCACCAGGAGTTGTACCATTAGCACTACCTCCTCCACCACCCACTGCTGCAGTTATACCTGTTAAAGTTGAATTTAAACCATTAGTACCAGTAGCACTTCCTGATGAACCTGCTCCACCACTACCTACTACAATTGTAAGAACTGTACCTACTGTTAATGAACGGCTTGAAGCTAATAAACCACCAGCTCCACCACCTGCTCCACCAGAACCAGGAGGAGAACCTCCACCTCCACCTCCACCTGCTACTATTAAATAATCTACTGTGTAAGGAGTAATTGGCCAAATATTTGAAACACGTGCGTTGAATTGATCTTCAATAGCCCAAACTCCTGATGCTACTGATGTTGTGGGATTATTTACTTTACCTATTATACCACCATTTCGTTTTGCCATAGCAAAAATATATTGGTTAATTTATAACTTCGTAGCTAATTAAATATTCTAAATCGCTGTTAGCACTAGCTCCGCCTATTAGTGCTTTATTTTCCATTAAATAAAAAGAATTAGTTTTATCTATTAAAGATAAAGTTGCATCGGCTGGTACAGCAATTGTAGATGCAATTGCAATCGCCGTGCTTGTTCCTAATTCATTAGCTGCTAGTTTAAATGTTACATCAGCTGCATTTGTACCATCAACGTTAGAAATTAAAACTGAATTTACTTTTAAAACTTTTCCTGATGAAGCTGCATTAGTAAGAAGAACTGTAGTCAATGTAGTTGTTAGTGCACCTACGACTGTCTCTCCTAAAATACTTGTTACGTTTACTATATTTGGGTTTGCCATTTATTAATTTTATCCGAAAACTATTGATATTGCAATAGCTTTTCCTGTTGTTGCAACTGTATTAGACCCAGTTGTTAAAGTCGCACCTGTAGGTACATTTATCGTTTGCCCTGATGCACCAATCGTTAATGTAGTAGCATTAGTTTGAGTAATAATATTACTAGTGTTTAAATTCTGTAATGAGTCTGTTCTTAAAATACTAGCCATTATTTAATAAATATCTCCCAATTTAAATTTTGTTCGTTCCATCTATATAAATTTTCATTATCAGGTTTAGCTATAGGGGCTTCCCACTGACAAGTGTTTTCATTTAATATCCAACTATTATATGGTTTTTTAGGAATAAAAGCATCTCTGTCTTCATCGTAAGTATATCCTATTCCAGCATGATTTTTTCTAAAAGGTGTTCCACCATTATTATGAACTCCACCATAAGTGTTGTAAGATGTTTGTTTCCAAATAGGCCACTTATATAATTCATTTAAAAATTGAATACCTAATTCTTCTCTTTCAATACCTGAAGAATCTTTTAATACTTCATTATTAACAGAAACAACTTCTATTACTTTTGAATTTAATCCTATTTTAGCGAATGATGCCATAATTTATCCTGTGTAACTTCCTGAACCTGTAAATGTTAAAACTGTTTTTCCTGAAACTCCTGTTGCAACAGTTGGAGAACCAGTTGTAGTTCCTGTATAATTTGCGTCAGGCATACTTAATATAACCACACCTTTTCCACCATTTCCACCAGTGCCTTGTTCTCTAGCCCCTCCACCACCACCAGTATTAGCTGTTGCAGAATTTCCAGTACCAGCACCTCCAATTATACCATTTGCACCTCCACCAGTTCCTCCTGTTCCAGCAGTTCCATTATTATCTGTTGAACCTCCACCTCCACCAGCATAAGTTACTGAAGAACCAGTAATAGAAGAAGCTGTACCATTACCACCATTACCTCCATTAGTTCCTGTTGCATTTGCACCAACAGCATTAGCACCACCTCCGCCTCCTGAACCATAATTTGGAGCACTTTCTGCACCACTACCACCATTGTTTCCTTGACTTGGAGATGTGCTTGGTGTGTTTCCTGAACCACCTGGTTGATTTCCAGCCTGTCTTGCTCCTCCTCCACCAGAACCACCATTAGAACCTGTGGCTTTTGCTGGATCTCCAGTACCAACAACAGCTCCACCACCTCCACCAGCACTTGTAATTGTTGTTAATCCTGAACCTGAAATTGAAGAATTTGAGCCATTATTACCTTTATTTGGACTAGCACTACCAGCACCACCATCTCCTACTGTAACTGTAATTACTGTTCCTGCTGTAACTGTTTGTGTTGTTGTTCTATATCCTCCTGCACCACCTCCACCTGAAGCACCACCTCCACCACCAGCTACTACTAAAAAATCTATTGAATAAGATTGTGGTGTTTCATTAGTTACATCGTCATCAGAAATTGGAATCCAACCTTGTGTAGAATCTGAATAAACTAATTGTACTGTTTGACCATTAGTTGAATAAACTGGATTTGGTGTAGTAAAGCCTTGAAAGTTTACTGAATTTTGATTTAATGTTAAATTATTTGTTGCAAACTTTCTACTATAATCTACGAATACTAATTGATCTCCGTTAGAAGCAGATGCTGGAAGTGTTAGTGTAATAGCCGCTGCAGATGTATTTACAAAGTAACCAACATTAGCAGAAACTGTTAAATTTGATGTTACAATATTTGAAGTCCAAACAACTCCATCAAAACCAAAACCCGATACTGACGAACCAGCAGCCAAGGTAACTGTATCACCAGTTGTACCAATGGTAAGTGTGTTACCACTATAGGATGCAATTTGATTTACTTTAAGTAAAGGCATTATTCAACTAGCTCCCAGTTTAAATTTGTTTCGTTCCAAGTATATTTATTACCATCTTGTGGCATAGTAACTGGAGATTCCCATTGACAAGTTTGTTCATTTAATATCCAACTATTATAAGGTTTAGGTGGAATAAAAGCATCTCTGTTTTCATCATAGGTATAACCTATTCCTGCATAATTTTTTCTAAAAGGTGTTCCTCCTAATTGATGAACTCCACCTATTGTATTATAAGAAGTTCTTTTACAAAGCTGTCCCCTAAATGAACCATATTGGTGTTCCCAATTAAAATTACCTTCTTCTTTACCAGTAATAACTTCTGTTACTATATTGTTTTCATCTAAAAATGCGTAATGTGCCATAATATTAATTAAATTGTATTGTTCCTGTTCCAGCAGTAAATGAAGTAACTTTAAATCCACCTGCCGCCGCTGGAGTTGAAAATGTTAAACCACCACCTGGATTTGTAATTGTAAAAGTATCAACATATTTTAAAATAACTATTCCAGAACCTCCACCTCCAGATGTTCCAGCACTTTGAGCTTCACCACCCCCTCCACTACCTGTATTAGCAGTTCCAGAACCAGCAGTTCCACCATAAGTTCCATTACCACCTCCACCATTTCCACCATTTCCAGCAGTTGTTCCACCTCCACCCCCACCTCCAGCATAAGTTACTGAAGAACCAGTAATAGATGTTGCAACACCATTACCACCATTACCACCAGTAGAAGTAACTGCTGCAGCACCAACTTGACCAGCACCTCCACCTCCTCCGCCTCCACCATCTGCACCAGCATTTCCTTGTCCACCATTAAATCCTTGATTTGCTGTACCAGTTCCTCCAGCACCATTAGCACCACCTCCTCCACCTCCAGAACCACCATTTAAACCAGCACCACCGTTATAATATGAACCTCCTCCACCACCAGTAGAAGTTATAGTACTAAAAACTGAATTAGAACCACTTGTTCCCTTTGTGTTTGATGTGCTTGTTCCAGCACCACCAGCACCTACTGTTACTGTATAATTTGTAGCTAACAAAATTGTTAAAGCAGTTTCAAGTGAACCACCTCCACCAGTATTTGTAACTGTTGAACGAAATCCACCAGCCCCTCCACCTCCTGCTTGATGTTTACCTCCTCCTGCTCCTCCTGCTATTACTAAATAATCTACTGAAATAGGTGATGGCGATAAAGCATCTGTTCCATTATTTACTCCAGATGTGGGTAACCATCCACGTGTTGAATCTACATAATTTAAAATTACTGATTCTTTATTTGTACTTATTAATTTATTTAAAGTTCCACCTTCTAATTTATTTCCATTAGGATTAACTGTAATATTATTTGTTGAAGCATAACCTGAATAATCAACAATACCTACAATATTTCCAAACGTAGGTGTAGAAGGTAATGTTATAGTAATTGCTGCTGTTGAAGTGTTTACAAAATAACCAACTCCTGCAGATACTGTTAAAGAGGATGTAACTAATGTTGAAGTCCAGTTAACTGCTCCGTTATAAACTTCACCAAAACCTGAAGATGAGGATCCACTAGCTAAACTAACTGTTTGACCAGTTGTTCCAATAGTAATAGTTGTACTATTCGTCTGTGTAATTAAATTAGACGTATTATTATTCTGAATTGTATCAACTTGTAAAATTCCGCCCATATTAAATTATTACTAATGTTCCAGTTACTGTTTGTGCCCCTGTTATACTAACAGGTCCTGCTAATACTCCAGATTGAATTGTTTGATCTTGAGTAATTGTCGTTGCATGTGTATTTACAAATGTTTGTGCTTCCATTACAGGAGATGGAGTATATGTTGCAGGTAGTGCACAAAATATATCTTTTACTCCTGATGAAAAATTTACTAAATTACTTGTATTAGAACTAGAGATAACTGAATCTCTTGTAAAGGTTGTAGCGTTCGTTAATGAGCCAATACCAACTTCCCACTGATTGCCTAAAGCAATAGTATAGTAAGTTGAATTACCTGCTCCTATGCCATCAGAAAAACTTTGAAAGCCTAACTGTGCACCAGTTAATGTAACTGTGCTTGTTCCAGTTGTGCTTGTAGTTTCCTTGACTCTATCGTTAATAACGAACGCCATGAAACCACCTTTAAGCTATTCTTAATATTGCATTTGCTGCTGTAAACGCTGGAAACAAAATTGTAAATGTTCCAGAAGTTGCTGTTTTATCTCCACCAAAACTTAAAACACATACAGCTTTATTAGAAGCGGATGTATTATAAATTAATGCACCGTCTGCTGTTAATGTTACACCTGTAAATGATAAATCAGAAAATGTAATGATCGCTGTACTTGTATCTAAAGATACTTGTTGTCCAGCGAGTATTCCACCACCTGTTGTATATTGTCCACCAGTTGATGCTTCATTTGTTGATGTAAATACTGTTGTGTTTTGATTTAAAGTTGCGTTTGATTGGAAAAGTGCAAGTTTAAAAACTTGTCCAGAACCTGAATCGAAATCATGTACTGCACCTAAAAGTTCTGTTTTAAATGAATTACATACTGCTTGTGATATTGCCATATATTGTACTCCTTATAGTTGTTATGGGGATGGCGATGGTACTTTAATTCGTAACACTCCATCCTGAAATTCGTCTCTGCGTCTTCTACCTGTTTGTTCCAACGCAAATCCTTGTAATGCCTCATTATACTTCTCTTGATACAATTTGTACATATCCATCGGACCTTTAAGATATGCAAAAGCTTCAACTAAACACGCATATAATAATAGTTCTGGTGCATTAATACTTATATAAGTTTCAGTATTCGTGGCACTTAGACCATCTGGTGTGTAGACATAATCTAAAGTTACGACATAAGTTGAATCTGGTGTAGGGGCTACTTCAATAGCATTTTCTCTAAAAGTTGCATAATAT